GATACAAGATGCGGCATTTGCATCAGAAGGTTTTAGTCAAACTTGGTTGCCTCACTTGTGGCGTGTTAAAGCTACACCAATGGTAATGAGTGAGGAATATCAGGATATCACTAATCAAATACCAGGTGTGCCTAGTATATGGGATCCGGGTAATTACTATCCAACAGGCTCTATCGTAGAGGATGGCAATAATTATTACATCTCACTGCAGCCTGTTCCGCCTGGAACACCAATTGACGATACAGCCTACTGGCAACCTACTACTCCGCCTAATCTAGGCGATACATCTGGCACTAGAAACAAAGATCTTGCAATAAATGATGCTATTTTGCAACAAGCAGAAGCCGAAGTACCGTTGTCTGGGTACGATACAGTTAAATTTTATATTTTCCCAACTAATCCCGATGGCACTCCTGCCAATGTCAGCGGTGCAACTATTGATTCTTCATTGATAAATGCTAGCCAAATTGACCCGTTATCATCAAATCAAACTCAAAGTCCAAGAGGTGATGGGTATACAGTGGGATATTTAACTGGCGATGGTATTGCACCTAATGGACTACCAGTTACTCCAGGTGTTAATTTTCCTAGTGTTGCTTACGAAGGTGACTATTGTTTACGGCTCGATTATTTTCCAAATCGTCTGTTTAGATATAACGGTCGTATGTGGATCAAGATTGAGGAATCTGTTCGAACTAATTTAACTAACGGAGTGTCAAATAATACTTTACGCTCCACCTTTGTCAACAATACATACACAGTAGCCACAACGGATCAGGGTAATATTCCAAGTCGCCAGAGTCTGAGCGAACTTCTGATACCAAAAGCAGACAACGGCGGGCAAGGCGGAGATAAACCTCCTAATCCTTTCCCCCCAACACAACCAGGACAGAGATCGAGCTAATATATGCAGCAATTCTATTACGACGAACAAATACGCAGATTCCTTTTGCAGTTTACTAGAATTTTTAGTAATTTTCAAGTTGAATACGGCAAAGCCAATACCAGCTCTGCCAGTTTGATCAGAGTGCCTGTTCGTTACGGCGACTGGACTAGGTTAGCATCAACTGTGCAGCAAGAAAACTCTGCTAGTAGCCTACCAGCAACACCATTGATGACCTTTTATATTACAGATTTAGAATACGATCGTCCACGAATGCAAGAGCCTTCTTTTGTAGGGAGAATGCAGGTTCGACAACGATACTTTGAGCAAGGCACTGGTACCTACGAGACTACACAAGGTAATGCTTTCACTATTGAACGTTTGATGCCTGTGCCGTATAACCTAAGACTCAGCTTGGAGATTTGGACTTCAAATACCAATCAGAAAATGCAATTGTTTGAACAGATTGCTACCTTGTTTAATCCTAGTCTCGAAGTACAAAGTACAGATAATTTTCTTGACTGGACAAGTTTAAGTGTAGTATACTTAGATGGTGTAACTTGGACCAGCCGTACACTGCCACAAGGCACTGAAAATCCTATCGACGTTATGACTATGAAATTTTCATTGCCAATTTGGATTTCGAGCCCGGCTAAAGTTAAAAAATTAGGAGTGGTTGAACGTATTATTGCATCTGTGTTTGACGAGCAGGGTGATGCAGTTGAAGCCATTACCAACAACGATTTGTTGTTGGGCACTAGACAAAAGTTTTCTCCTTATAATTATCAAGTACTACTAATTGGAAATAAGTTACAAATTTTAAAATATAGTGCAGTAGTAGACGAACCAAATACATCCACTGATCTACCAGATAGTCCGCCTAGTAACGAAATGTGGCCATCAGTTATCAACATGTACGGTGGTTTCAGGGATGGCATTACACAAATCAGACTAGATAATCAATGGGGTACAGATGATCAAGTAATTGGATTTGTAAGTTACGATCCTACTGACGAAAGATTTTTATTGTTTGACGTTGATACTGATACCATACCACAGGATACTATGCCGGCTGTAAATGCAGTAATTGATCCTTTACTAAGCGGGCCTGGAACAGGATTACCTGCTGCTGTAACTGGCCAGAGATATCTTATACTTAATGATATCGGCAGCGAAGACAATCAATCTCCTGCAGCAGCATGGGGTAATGTTATAGCCAAGGCTAACGATATTATTGAATACGACGGAACTGATTGGGTTGTAACTTTTGGTATCACAACAAATACAACTAATATTCAATATGTCACTAATATTACTACAGAATTACAATATCTTTGGAACGGAACTAATTGGGTCAAAAGTTACGAAGGACTTTATCCGGGGGGCGAATGGAGCATAGTTCTTTAGCCGCAGTAGGTGTATGGTTTTATTCTTATGATACACAACGCTACCTATATCTTATGCGGAACGATGCCAAGTATCCCAATACATGGGGACTGCCTGGCGGTAAATGCGAAGCAGGTGAAACACTATTAGAGACAATTGAACGTGAGTGCCAAGAAGAGTTAGGTTATTTTCCCGAGTATGTAAAGTTGGTCCCACTAGATCAATTTACTAGCCCAGACGGTGCGTTTAGCTATCATACGTTTTTTTGCTGTGTTACCAAGGAATTTCAACCTGTATTAAATTCTGAGCATCTTGGTTATGCATGGATTGATTCTGTAACATGGCCTAGGCCAATGCACCCAGGTCTATGGTCTACCGTTAATTTTGAAACTGTTAAAGAAAAGATTGAAATTTTAAAATCAGCTGTTTATACATCACAGTAACTGATAAATTCTTTGTACTTTATACATTTCACATTGTGATTGTTGCGCCATTTGTCTGGCATATTTGATGCCACTCCTGCTAATATAAAATTAGTTGTAGAATAACTCTGAAATATTTGATTGATCTCTTCGACTCGAGTGTCGTTTAGCATAGGCATATCCTTATTATATCCTAATAAAAATACTTCATTATGACCATCAAATGCTGCTAGATACACAGCAATAGCAGAACTATTTTCGATTGGATTAAAAGGTACTAGGTAAAATTGACCAGGATATTTTATGCAATTTTTTGCATTAGTATATACGATGTTTTCAACCGGGTATCCGTTTTTTTGAATGTTGTCTAGTTCGTAATGATTGTTGGTGACAAAAAAATCAAATTTCATATCTGTCCATAACGAACCACTGCCGTATGTTTGCAAACGTTTTTTTCCCAGCAGGCCGCCTTTGTGTTTTTGTAATTTACGGTAATCAAACATTTCTAAATCTGAGTTGCTACCGATAATAGCAGCTCTACCCGAAATATGATGATTCTCAATAGAGTTTGGTATCCATTCCCGCACTTGTTCTTTGGCGCCGTTCTTCCAGCGGCTTTCGAGTATCACAAACTCACCGTCATAATCAGAGCGATATCTTGCCTGTATCATGTACGTCCTACTACAATCTCAATAACACCTTCAACTTCGCTATTATAATCTTCCAAAGACTTACCAATAACGCATCCAGGTACCCATAGATCTGAATCTAACACAGTAGCAACTCCGTGTATTTCGCTAGACACTAATAGGTCACCTTTGCTAATTGTTCCTATTACACGGCAAGGCACTCGTCCCAATAATGCAACTATTGCGACATGTTCTGCATCTAGTCCCGAATTCATAACATAAGCAGGTTTATCGCTAACAGTACCTACTATATTTGTTCCGTGATAGCAGTTAGTTTGCGATACTTCGTACATACCACCAATTCTTAATACTGTACCAATGGGATAATCTTTGTCTGCAATATATTTTTCTGCAACGTCAGCATATTGAGCAGAAGTAGCTTTAGCAAAAACAGTATTGAAGTAAGTGGTAGAGCTACCAATGTTGCCTACACCGTTAGCACCGCCGTTAACAATAGCCGATGCAGAAGCACCAGAGTTAATAGTGGCAAACGTATCTATTGTTACGTTACCGTAAATTCTTGTTCCAGAGTTTAGTTTTGCCATAGTCTATTACTTATCCTTAAACAGCACCTGTGTATTCATCAAATGTTCCACCGTTGAGTAAAAATACGCCAGCGGAGGTCTGTCTACTCACTACAGGCATTTGTGTTGTTGTTATTGCAGCTAGTCCATATCTGTTGCATAATGCATTATAGTTTTGAACAACTTCGTTAACAGTTAACGCACGATTGTAAGCCATAAATGCACCAATACTTCCGCTAGCATAACCGGTTGTGCCCATGTTAGTGCTGTCTGTGGCCATCAAGGCAAAAAATGTGTTGGCACCGGGGGCGGACCACGCTGTTGCAGAAGTACCAACACTTACACCATTTACATAAGCAGTGGCCAATGTACTAGCGTAGGTTATTGTCAGGTTGTACCATGCATTTAAACTTTGAGTTG